TAAATTCTTTTGCTCTCATTACCCAATCACCCAAGTTAGTGGATTACTACCATCAACATATTCTCTAAGTTGTTGTTCTAACGATGCCATTTCTTCATTAGCTTCTGCTTTAAGACTAGCACCGTTCAGAACGGTTCCGCCATTGGGGCCAGCAATTGTAGCAAATTTTTCACGTGCTTCGCCGAGTATGCGTTTGGCAAAACTATAAGCATACTCTTGTATCCACGGAAAAGCCTGATAGTCGTTTAACAACATGCTATCTGGCTTATAGTTGTATATGTGAAGTAAACAATCCTCCATATCTTCTTCTCTAGGGACAGTACCCTGAAAAGGTATCTTACGAATAAGGGTTAACTTACGTGTAGTTTTGTTGTAAGTAAAATTTAGATACCCTCCAAACATTTTCATTGCTTGCTTTTGGTAATCAACAAACAGTTCATAACTTAATAAGCCTCCTACACGACCTGCTACTAGCATATACGTGTTAAGATAACCACTAGCAAATGGTTCGAACTGACTTGCTGTTGTGCCAGTAACGCTACCTATACCTCGTCTGTATGCGGCTCGTACATCCATAACAGTACTAGGCAAGATATATTCTTGTGTTTCTGGTTTTAGTTTTAAAAACGCATACGATTCTTCTTGGCTGTTGGCAGCTCGCTGACGATACTTAATTACGGCTTGATCAACAGCTAAATTGTAATGTTCTGTATCAAGTTCAACATCTACAATACCATCTGCTAAACGCAATCTAATGTAATCTGTAATTTCACCACGTTTTAGTTGTACTGTACCGTCTACTGGTGCTGTGGTTAGGTCACCAAAGTTCCCATCTGGGTCATACTTAACATGCCCGTGACCAGTTCCTGTAGCAGGCACATAGAGGCTATCGGTCCTTAGATTCCCGTTAGCAAAAAATGTTGGTGATAAATCTTGTTCAGCCATATTGATATCCTTGTAAAGTATTTATCAGGATACTAATATTGACTACAAAGCCTTTAGTAGAAGTATATCTTTATTGATACGCCCGTTGGCAGGAATACTCACAGCCTTAATATCATCTAAGAACTTGCGTAACTGTACTTTGCCCGCTTTCATAAACTCTGATAACACTTGTTCAGGTTTACGAACCGTTTTACCTATACTTTTGGCTGGATTGAAGCCTAAAACCGTGGTTCCTTTAACGTTTAGGGGGCCGAGTATATCATCAGCTACATACTTAAACATCTTACGTGTTTTAACATTGTAGACCCAAAGTTCGTGCGCACCTATTATATCAACAGGATTAATACTAGCAAGTTTAAGATTGTTATCTTCTTTCAAGTACTTCATCTTGCTTACTGCTTTTTCCTTGTTGGGCGCACGTTTTACACGAGCCTTCTTGGTTTGCTTCTTAACTTGTCTATATTGGTCTATCGCTTGATCAAACTTGTCAAAGAAAGCATACATGCGCTTAAAATCTGCGGCCTTATAGTGCTTATAGGACTCTGCAAGATCTTCATCTTGACCTGTTTGCGCTTCCTTTAGTTCGCTAACATACTGCTCGGCCCATTCTGTGTAATTGCTTAATTGTGCCTGCGGTACATTATTGGCTTTGAAGTATTCAAATGCTTTTGGGTCAACCTTGTTACCACCGACCAACTCGTCAACCAGTCCATCAAAGTGTGCAAGATTGGCATCGGTTTTTTCTTGTAGTCTATCTTGTATAGTTTTCACTTGTGCTGGTGCAGTAACTTTTTGTTCAACTACTTCATCATAGTCATCAGTATCAACTATCTCGGATACATATTCAATCCGTTCTTTGATAAACTTGATTGCGTCTTTTTTGAGTGGCATGCCACGTTTATGTGCTGTAGCTAGACTACATGCGGTTATTCCTAAGTGGCCTGTCGGACTTTTAATAAAAGTATCTATATGATTTTTTTCGTATCCGTTGTCCTGCATCCAACTTACTACATTCTTCTTAAGATCTTTGGTGCTGTAGTGATAGGCATAATAACGTAAACTATTATTCATGTGATGCCTAAAGGTTTTGTCGTCCATTGTTAATGCACGTTCAGTATCCCATACTGGCTCAGGACCAGTACCACGTTCATCAAAACCTTTACCTTTAGATTTAGTCTTAACTGCCATATTTGAGCTCCTCTAATTTACAAACTATAACGCTATTTTACACTCATTTATCCTTAAAGTCAAGCCCCCAGTAAAATCAACAACTTACACCAGGTTCTAAATACCGCTAAATACTAGATACTATAGGATTTTATTGTGCCACGGTTATCACTCTGGAAAGACGGAAAACACTCAAACGACTACAAATTTATGGATCGTGTTATCGGCGAAGAATTCACTGTCGGTGGCACTGGCGTAAACGTACACAAATATCTTGGTACACAAGAACAGAATACAGTAAAAATAACCAATGCAACTCAGTCGTCGGCTAGTGCGGTATTGGGATTTGCCAGTACATCAAATATTTCACTAGGTGAGTTTGTTACAGGTACAGGTATTCCTGCTGATACAAAAGTTATTGCTAAAGATGCAACTTCCGTTACATTAAACAATAGTACAACCATAGCACTACTCAGTGGTAGTACCATAAAATTTTACGAGAATCCTTCAGAACCAAGTTACACAAATCAAAGCGAAAAGAATATTCAGGACTTGTTCTTCTTGGAGAACAGAGACCGCAAGTATGACACAGACGTTTATCCAATGCGTGGAATTTACACAGTACAGGATACTTCGTTTGATCTAAGCCAATTTGGCATGTTCTTGCAAACAGGCACACTGTTCATGACATTCCATATTAACGATATGGTTAGCACCCTGGGCCGCAAAATGATGAACGGTGACGTGCTAGAGTTACAGCACTTGTTGGATTATTATCCGCTAGATGATACATTACCTGTTGCGCTTAAAAGATTTTACGTAGTAAGTGATTGTCAAAATGCCGCTGAAGGATTCAGTCAAACTTGGTGGCCACATTTATGGCGTGTAAAACTTAATCCGCTAACAGACAGTCAAGAGTACAAAGACATACTTGACAATATCAAAGTTGACGCTCCTGATTGGGATCCTACCAACGGCAATGTTAGCCTCGGTAGTGTACAGAGTACTATTGAAACTTATCAAAATGTAAACAACGCTATTATCAAGGAAGCTGAAAAAGAAGTCCCACTTAGTGGTTACGATATTAGCCATCTTTACATTAAGTCAACAACACCAGACGGCAAATATCCTGGAGACCCAGTTGGCGTAACTGCTGACGGCAATGTAACGGCTGACAGTGATAGTGTAAGCACAGACTATGCTATTTTAAGTCCGCAGGCTGTACCAGAAGGGTACTTAACAGGAACGGGCCTGGGACCAAACGGTATGCCAGTAACCGTTGGTATTGCGTTCCCGGATAGTCCAGCAGTTGGTGACTATGCGTTGAGAACAGATTACTTGCCAAACAGACTATTTAGATACGACGGGAGACGTTGGGTGAAAATTGAAGATAATGTAAGAACAACACTTACACCAGGGTCAGACAATACTACACAACGTAGTGGCTTTGTAAACAATACAGAAACATTTACAAACAATTCAGGTAATGTAACAGTAAGACAGAGTCTTAGTGATGCATTAAAATTTAAGGCAGATAATTAATGGCTCAACAATTTTTTTACGATGGACAAATACGTAGATTCTTAGTGCAGTTTATGCGAATCCTAAGCGGCTTTCAAGTTGAATTTGGTAAGAACGCTGACGGTGTAAAAACGCTACAGACTGTTCCTATATACTACGGAGATCAAAGTAGACAAGCCGCTACTATCCTACGCAATAATAGTGAGAATGCACTCAATGGCGTGCCTGCTATGAGTGCTTACATCAGTGCGTTGTCGTATGACCAAGGTCGTATGCAAGATCCAACACATGTAGGAAAAATTAACTTACGTCAACGTCAATACGATCCCGAGACTGGAACATATACTGATCAACAGGGAGATAGTTATACTGTTGAAAGATTAATGCCTGTTCCTTATAGGTTAACAATTACCTTGGATATTTGGTCGAGCAACACTGAACAAAAAATGCAAATAATAGAGCAAATTGCTACGTTATTCAATCCAAGTTTTGAAATTCAGTCAACAGATAATTATGTTGATTGGGCTAGTTTAACATTTGTACAACTCAGCGACATGTCATGGAGCTCAAGAACTGTACCAATGGGCGCAGAAGAAAGCATAGATATAGCATCACTTACATTCGAAATGCCAATTTGGATTGCTAGTCCCGCTAAGGTTAAGCGTCTTGGTGTGATACAAAAGTTTATCGGTAGTGTTTATGACGAGCAGGGTGAATTCAATGAGGATACTGTATTGAGCAATCTTGTTGCTCGTGTAAAAGTCACACCGTTAGAGTATGGCATTTACTATACCGGAAACCAAATGCAGTTGGTTAAGCCCGAAGAAGTTGTTAGCGAGGCTGGTGTTATAACCAAAGTTGCTCCAGCAAAAGAAACTTGGGAGGCACTGATTGGTGTATATGGCACACTGGTTACAGGTACCACAGAGATAAGATTAGAGGTAGCAACTGGTAACGAACTGTTAG